GTGCCCCAGGGCAGTGGTCCGCGAGAAAAGCACAAATGATGGCCCAGCAGTATAAAAAAGCTGGCGGTGGGTACAAAGATTGAAAGCGCCTCAGAAAAGCCTGAAGGATTGGAGTGACCAAAAGTGGAGAACCAAAAGTGGAAAACCGTCAACTCAAGGTCCAAAAGCTACAGGCGAACGGTATCTCCCAGAGAAGGCTATTAAGGCTTTGTCACCTTCTGAATACGCGGCATCAACAAAAGCAAAACGAAGAGGAAAAGCAGCAGGAAAGCAGTTCGTCAAACAACCCGGTTCTATTGCAAAAAAGACAGCGAGGTTTCGATAATGGCTAAGTTCCCAGATTTAACCGGTGATGGTAAAACTACTCAAGCCGACATTCTCAAGGGCCGTGGTGTGTTTAAAAAAGGTGGTAGCACCAACTTTATCCAAAAGGCCATCAAAAAACCCGGTGCTTTGCGCAAGCAGTTGGGGGCTAAGCCGGGTAAACCTATTCCTGCCAAAAAACTCGCTGCAGCCGCTAAGGCTCCGGGTAAACTAGGTCAACGGGCACGTTTTGCTCAGACTCTTAAGAAGATGAAATGACCACCTCTGGCACTCAAGCCTTTAATTTAGACCTCAATAACCTCATTGAAGAGGCTTTTGAGCGCTGTGGTGCTGAGTTGCGCACGGGCTACGACATGCGCACGGCTAGGCGTAGCTTGAACTTGTTGACAATTGAGTGGGCTAACAGAGGGATTAACCTTTGGACGATTGAAGAGGGGTCGATCCCGATGGTCCAAGGGCAGATTGCTTACAACTTACCGGTTGATACTATTGATCTGTTGGACTCTGTGATCCGCACACAGACTGGGGTGGGGCAGACTGACATCAACATTAGCCGTATTTCGGTCAGCACCTACGCCACGATTCCCAACAAGAACGCCCAGGGCAGACCAATCCAAGTGTGGATTGACAGACAATCAGGTGCTACAGAGCCAACAACAGGGGTTAACTTTCCTCAGATTTATGTGTGGCCCGCTCCAGATCAAAGCAATTTTTACACCTACGTTTACTACCGGCTAAAGCGTATTCAAGATGCTGGTAATGGGGTAAACACCCAAGACATCCCGTTTCGTATGCTGCCCTGTCTTGTAGCTGGGTTGGCCTATTACTTGTCAATGAAGATCCCCGAAGCACTTCCTAGACTTGAGATGCTTAAAATGGCTTATGAAGAGCAGTGGGCCATGGCTTCTACTGAAGATCGAGAGAAGGCTCCGCTTAGGCTTGCTCCAAGACAGATGTTCTATTAATTATGCCTAATAGGTTCGCTTCTGGTAAATATGCAATCGCGGAGTGCGACAGGTGTGGATTTCAGTACAAATTAAAGCAGCTTAAAGAAATCACTATTAAGACTAAAAATGTCAATATTCTTGTTTGTCCTACGTGTTGGGAACCAGATCAGCCACAGTTGCAATTAGGAATGTATCCAGTTGATGATCCACAGGCTTTACGTAATCCACGCCCAGATACAACGTATATACAGGCTGGTTTAACAGGGTTAAAGTTAGAGAACACATCTGGCCCATCAACTGATGAAACTGGGGTTCCATCTGGTGGTAGTAGAATTATTCAATGGGGCTATGCTCCTGTGGGTGGATCAAGGGCGGATGATGCTGGTCTTACGCCAAATAACTTGGCTCTGAGCATTCAAATTGGTACCGTAGCAGTAGTAACTACTTAGGAGTTTAAAATGGACGCAAAAAAAGTAGCACAAACCGAAGTCAAGAAGCATGAAAAGGCCATGCATGGCATGAAAAAGGGTGGTAAAACCAACCTCGATATGAAAAAATATGGGCGTGGTATGGCTAAGGTCATGAACCAACGCTCATCTGGAAGGGGTCGATGATGGCTAAGTACAGCATGAAGATAAAAGGTAAAGAAGTTGGCCCTGCTGAAGTCTATGCTCCTCCGCATACGATGGATGGTAAGCCTACAAATGTTGCTACTTATACCAAGACTGAAACCGGTAAAGAGGCAATGGACAAACTAAACATGTCCTCTGGTTTTTACAGCAAGGGCAACTACCCTCCGGTCAATCCTTATGGAACTGGTGTCATGCGGGGTTATGGCGCTGCTACCAAGGGTCGCAAGATCAGCGGGAAAATGGGGTAAATCGTGACATACAACGAACTGTTTGAGACGATCAAGGGGTACACGGAGAACGATTTTCCAAATACTCAGTATGGCGACCCATCAGCCGCCAGCGTTAACTTTACGTCGGCAGAACAGGTCAATACTTTTATTCGCCAAGCAGAACAGCGGATTTACAATTCAATTCAGTTCCCTCCCATTCGTAAGAATGTGACTGGTCCTACCACAGCCAACAACAAGTATCTCTCCAGCCCTGGTGATTTTTTGTCTGTGTTTTCAATGGCGGTGATTGATCCAAGCACTGGTGCGTATGACTTCTTGTTAAACAAAGACGTTAACTTTATTCGAGAAGCGTTTCCAACGCCAACCAGCACAGGTAAGCCTGAGTACTACGCTTTGTTTGGGCCAACAACAACTAACGCTACTCCACCGGTCGTTACAAACGAGCTATCTTTTATTCTGGGACCAACGCCCGACGCTATTTACGATATTGAGCTTCATTATTACTATTATCCCGAGTCTATTGTTACTGCTAGTACTACTTGGCTTGGAGATAACTTTGATTCCGTACTACTGTATGCGTCGTTACTTGAAGCGTATACCTATATGAAGGGCGAAGCCGACGTTCTTGCTAACTACGAGAAGCGGTATAACGAAGCACTGTTGCTTGCTAAACGACTTGGAGACGGGCTTGAAAGAAGCGATGCTTACAGGTCTGGTCAGTTCCGTATGCCAAACCTCCCACAAAATAGTGCGGTTCGATAAATGGCGTTCACGGGCAATTTCACCACCAACACGTTTAAGCAAGGGCTTCTAAACGGAGACTTTGACTTTGCTGTGGATACGATCAAGATTGCGCTTTACACGAACTCGGCTACGTTAAATGAAGACACGACAGCCTACACAACCACTGGTGAGGTAGTTGCTACTGGATATACGGCTGGTGGAAACACGCTGACCCCAACGGTGTCGATCTCAAACGAAGTGGCGTTTGTGACTTTTGCCAATACAACTTGGTCTGGGTCGTTTACCGCCCGTGGTGCATTGATCTACAAAGATAGCGGTTTAGCTGTTTGTGTATTAGACTTTGGGTCAGACAAGACCTCCACAACAACCTTCACGGTTGACTTTCCGGTAGCGTCTTCTACGGATGCTTTAATTCGACTTTCTTAAGGAGTTTATTATGTTTAAAGAGCAAGCATTATCTAACGATGCCATTGGTTCACAACTTATTTTAGGTGGTGCAACCGAAGGCGGTGCCCAAGGCGGTGGTGTGTTTCATTTTAAGTGCTTTGATAAAAACGGTAACTTAAAGTGGGAAGACAGCGCTCACAACCTTGTCACTAACGTTGGGCTTAAAAACATGAATGAGAACCATTTTACTGGGTCAGGCTACACCGCCACTTGGTTCCTTGGTCTTGTTGACGACAGCCCTTCTCCTTCTTATGCTGCTGGTGATACAGCGGCCTCTCATGCTGGATGGGCTGAGTCTGCTGCTTACACACAGGCAACTCGTCCAACGTGTACATTTGGCACGGCTACAACGGCTGATCCTTCGGTGATTGATAACTCTGCTTCTGTTGCTGTGTTCACGATGAACGCAACTGTGACAATTGCTGGAGCCTTTTTAATTAGCGAAAGCACTAAAAGTGGCACCACGGGAACTCTGTTTTCCGCCTCAACGTTCCAATCCCCCGGCGCTCGTTCAGTAGTATCAGGCGATACGCTCAATGTCACATACGAATTCAGCCTTGACGCTGCTTAAGGAGTTTAAACATGGCAACTACATTTACTAAAAATCAAAACGTTCGTCTTAAAATTGTCACTCCCGAGGGGCCAGTAGCGGCTCTTCGCATGGACGAAGATGGTCAGTTTTTTTATCTGATTCAGTGGACCGATGCCGAAGGCAAATCTCAACAGCGTTGGTTTAAGGAAGAAGAGTTAGAAGCAGTCTGATGAAGATTGACTTTTCTTTTGAAACTCAATATGGCAAGTTTGCCGATGCAATTATTCTTCCTGACGATCACATGTTGAGTGAAGCAGAGATTGAGGCTATGAAGCAACAGCGCCTGGATAACTGGGTTGCTGTTGTTTCATACGTCCCCACGGAAGAAGAAATTGCTGAGATAGAAGCACAGGCGGCGCAAGAACAATCGCCTGAGGAGTAAATTTTGGCAGACCGTTATTGGGTTGGCGGCACAGGTACTTGGAGTAGCACAAACACTACCAACTGGTCTACTTCTTCTGGTGGTGCTGGTGGTGCCTCTGTTCCTACCGCTGCTGATAACGTAATCTTTGACGCTGGTAGTGATGCTGGTGGTACGTTCGTTGTTACGATGGCAAACACGCCACGGGTTTGTAACGACTTTACAGCGTCTGGTCTTGATTTTACGATGACCCTAGCAGGTTCAAATATTGGCTTGACTGTGTCTGGAAGTCTTGAGTTCCCTGCAACAAACTTTAACCGTGCTCACACAGGCACAACCACATTTAATGCTACAACTACGGGTAAAACTATAACGACTAATGGTGTTGAGTTTAGGTCAGTTACGTTTAACGGTGTTGGTGGTGAGTGGACATTAGGATCTGCGTTTAGCTGCGGCCCGAGCGGCTCACTAACTTTTACCAACGGTACGATTGATACATCGGCAAGTAGCTATGCTGTTACTGCTGGAAGGTGGACCAATAATGGTTCAAGCGTTACAGTAAATCTTAATGGGTCAACAATAACACTTACTTTCTCTACTGCTTGGAGTTTTCTTGCAACAGCAACACTTAATGCGGGAACTTCAACTATTAGAGTAACAAGTAATAACGGCAGATTTACAGGTGGAGGAAAGACTTATCACAACGTAGAGTTTTCAGCAACGCAGTCAGGGTCGATGGGTTTATTGGGCACCGGCGTAAACACACTCAATAACCTAACAATTGCTACGATTGGTGCTGCTGGAATTAGCTCGTTTGTGTTTGAAGCAAATCAAACAATTAACGGCACATTTACTGTTACTGGCTCGGATGGCAACCGCAGAATAATTCTTAATTGCGGGTTTAACGTAGTTGGAACAACACGCACACTAACTTGTGCAGCGATTGCTGCGACGACAGATGTTGACTTCAGAGACATCACCATTGCTGGTGCGGCTGCTCCGTTGTCAGGCACTAGACTTGGAGATTGTGGGGGCAACTCAGGTATTACTTTTGGTGCTGGTGTAGACAAATACTGGAACCTAGCAGCGGGTGGTAACTGGAACAGCACAGCTTGGGCTACAAGTTCTGGCGGGGCCGTGGCAAACACAAACTTCCCATTGGTTCAAGACACAGTAATCATTGAAAACACAGGGCTAAACACCAGCGCCGCAGTCACTATTAACGCCAATTACAACATTGGCAACTTTGATATGTCAACTCGCAGCAATGCGATGACACTTTCTCTAAGTGGTACAGTAAGTTTTTATGAAAATTTAATTTACAATTCAGCAATAACAAACACCGGAACGGCTAATATAACTTTTATAAACAGGTCAATAAAAACTTTTGATTCTGCTGGAAAAACATTTGACAACCCAATAACTATTAATGCCCCTGGCGGTGGTGTACAACTCATTAACAATAATTTTGTTACTGGTAGTTTAAGACAGACCTTGCTCTTTAAAGGAACACTTGATCTTAATGATTTTGATTGGACAACTGGAAAATTTAGTTCAAGCAATACCAATATTCGCTCTATAGACTTTGGTACAGGCGAAATAAATTGCTCTGGTACAGGTACGAGCAGTAATGGCCCGTGGTTTACATCTATTGCTACAAACCTTACTACCAGCGGAACACCGGTTGTAAACGTAACATCCATAGGGTCAACAGCAATTGCAGTTACTTCCGGCGCTCTATCCGAAGCAAACTCTATTAGTTTTAACTTTACTGGCGGCACTTATACTTTAACTTTTTTAAGTTTTGGCAGCCATAGCGCAAGAAACGTAGATTTTACTGGTTACTCTGGTACATTGTCGTTTACATCTAGTGCAGTTCTTTATGGCAACTTAACGCTTTCTTCAGGAATGTCGTTAAGTTCAGCAAGTGCCACTTTTATATTTGGTGCAACCAGCGGAACAAAAACAATTACTAGCAATGGTAAGATAATAAATTTTCCCGTTAACTTTAATGGTGTTGGTGGCTCGTGGCAATTGCAAGATGCAATGACGTTGGGTTCCACAAGGCGAGTAACATTCACAAACGGAACTGTAGACCTTAACGGATTTACCTTGACCAGTGGAACGGGATCGACTGCTACTGGAACAAAAAACATCACATTTAACGGCGGTACTTTGCTGTTAAGTGGTAGCGGTGTAACTGTTTGGAACAACGCACAACCCTCCAATTTCACCACCACGGCAGGCACGGGTACTGGCGCAATCAGCATGACTTCTGCAAGTGCCAAG